ACGGGATTCGTTCTGTGCCGCGTCCAGCAGGGCCCTCATGTCGGCGGAAAGCTTGGTCTGCTTCTGCCGCAGCTCACGAATAATCATAGTCATTCTCATTCACTCCTTGTCATTCTTTGGGGTTAGGTAGCCGGCCCGCTATGACTCGCTTACAGCTTCGTGCATCATCCCGGCCTCAATCAGCGCCGTGATGATGGCGTTGATGGACGCCACGCACCCGGCCACGTCGGCGGCCTCGCAGGCCGGCACGTTCGCCGCCACGGGGATCTCGGGCACCGTCGGGCAGGTCGGCAGGCCGGACACCTTGGAAAGGTCCTTGATCTCCATGTTGCCGCCGATCACCAGCTTGCCGGTCCCCTGCTCGAAGTAGTTCGGGGAATTATATGCCATGTTGCTCACTCTCCTTCGTCATCAGATCCAGCTTGCGGCGCAGCACCGATACCGGCACGGCCTTGGGCCGGGTCTCCTTGGCGACCGCCTCCCGGTGCGCCTGCAGCACTTCTGCCGCGCTGCGGGCGTGGGCGCTGGTCGCCGTGTAGGCGGGAAAGGTGACGATGGACACGTCGAAGAGCTTGACTTCTTTCAGCGTCCGCTCATCCAGCCCGTCCACTTGCCGCCACTCGTCGGTCACGGTCTCGAAGCCGAAACTGCACTGGCTCACGTCACCGCGGGTCACAGACTCATGCAGGTCTCGTGCCCAAGTGGTGTCCGGCGCGTCCAGCTCGAATGCCAGACCTTTCTCATCCTCCCACAGCCTCAATGTGCCCGACCGCGTCCGGCCCAGCACATAGTTGCTGTCATGGTTAAACAGCGCACGGATGTCGTCCGCTGCGACGGCCTTTGAAAATGCCCCCGGGGCGATCTGCTCCCGGAAGCCCCCCAGGTTTTGGGACCACTCGTTGAACAGCGCGGCGTAGCCCTCGAACCGGAGGCCCTTGTCATCTGCTCCCCGGCTCGCTGCCCGCACTTCGCCGTGCATGGCCCGCACTTCGCGGTTGTTGGTCATATTCGATCACTCCAATCTCGGCTCTACCCAGCAGTTGCACCCCTTGTGCAGCGGGGGTTTGAGGGTGGTCACCGTCTGTCCGTTCATGTTCTGGCAGGCGGGGCACTCGGCCACGCCCGCCCTCCAGATGATCTGGTAGCCGCATTTCCGGTAGCCGGCAAACAGGTACTCGTTCGCCAGCATCGGGATCTCGTTGTTCGCCATGGTGCCGGGCCGCGTGGTGCGCCAGGCTTTCAGCCGCTTGTACACCGCGTCCGCCAGGCCGATGCCCGCGGCTTTCTTCACGCACTTGGCCATGTCGGCCCGGTTGGCTTCGTTCAGCCGTTTGCCCATGTCGCTGTAGTAGCGCCCGAAGAAGCCCGCCTCCCAAGCCGGGGTGATGACGTCCTTGGCCTTGGGGATCTGCGACCGCAACCGCGCCCTCGCGGGCCCGGCGGCTTCCTTCACCGCCGCCTTGACGTCCTCCGGCATGGGCACCGGTTCGTCAAAGTATCCGTTCAGCGCGTCCAGCAGGGCCTCGGCTTCGTCCGCGTCGGCCCGTTCCCCCAGCACGCGCTGGGTGATGCGCTCGATAATGCCCGCTTCTTCCGTCAGCCAAGCCTTGAAGGCCGCCCGGAGCGCCGTGCGGTGTTCCTCGCTCGCCCAGCTCAGGGGGCCTTCGTCGTCCGTCGCCCGCACAGACCGCCGGGGCGGTTCCTTGGGCTCGGGCTCGGGTTCGGGTTCCGCAGGCTCCGGCTCCGGGGCGGGAATTGTGCTGGCTTGGCTCCCCGGCACCATGTTCAGCGGGATCAGGATCTCGTCCCCGCCCTCCAGCGGGTTCAGGTTCTCCTTGGCCCGCGCTTCGTTGGGCGTGATGATGCCGCAGTTGATGGCGATGGAGTATGCCTCCATCCGGGACTTGGTATCCCCGCGCATATAGCTGCCGGTGTCATGCTCGATCAGGAACCGCGCCCGCTCGTCCGGCAGCAGCAGCTTGTTCCTCATGCCCTGCTCGATGCGCGTCAGCCATGGGAGAAGAGACCGCTGCAGGTAGGCCAGGTCCTGATGCTCGATGTTGGAGAAGGTGGCCCGGTCCAGGTCCCCGATCATGTGCAGCGGCACCCGGTAGATGGCGGCGATCTCGCTGCGCTGGAACTTCCGCGTCTCCAGGAACTGCGCGTCCTCGGGCGCTACGCCAACCGGCTTGTAGGTGGCGCCGCCCTCCAGGAACGGGATGCCGTGGGCGTTCTGCAGGCCCTTGAACATATCGCCAAACCGCTTGCTGGTGCGCTCGAATTGTTCATCCGTCAGCGCCGGAACTCCGGCAGGCATTTCGATGATGCCGCCCAGGTGGGTGCCCTTGGAGAAGAAGGTCTCCCCGTACCGCTCCGCCGCCACCCCCAGGCCGATGGACTGTCGGGCGTATTCGATGGGCGACATCCCCACCAGCCCGTCATAAGACAGGCCGGGGATATGCAATATCTCCCCGGCAAGGAAGGTCTTGCCGCCGATCTTGTACACGATGCGCCCGCCCTCCCGGACCGGCGTCACCTCGGAATAGAGCAGGGGCCACAGGCCGGTGACGTTCCCGCTGTTGTCGTATTCGATATAGGCGTAGGCGTTGCCGCCGATCAGCAGGTTGACCATCAGCGCCTCTTTGAAGGCCACCGCCGTCATCTCCGGGTTTGGGCGCTCCCGCAAAACCGGGTACAGCGGATGGGACAGCGCCCGCTCCTTGCCCCCGTCCTTCAGCCGTTTATAAACGTGCAGGGGCAGCACCGCCACGTCCTCGGACAGGACCCGCACACACGCCTGCACCGCGGGATACTGCATGGCCGTTTCGTCGGTCACCATGATGCCCGCCTCGCTGGGCGCGTAAATGCCGTACATCCCGCCGCCCGGTTGCCGCTGGCCCAGCAGCTCCCGGAACGCGCTGCGCATCCGGCTCACAATGCTCATCTCTTCATCACCGTCCTAAAACCGTATCATCCGCGGCTCCGCACTGGCGTATGGGTTCGGTACCATGCTCATGAACTGCCGCGCCGTGGCCACCGCGTTGATCCACGCCACCGTAATGTCAATTCGTTCCACCGATTTGTTCTTGACCGGCTTGATGTTCTCGTTCCCGTCTGTCGCGATCCGCACGTTGCCGAAACACCAGCGCCCGGGCGGATGGGGCTCGTGCATCATCTCGCCGATCCGCATCAACCGCTCCATGTCTTTCATGGCCGGGCTCAACCCCGCCATGGTCTGGGGGATCTCAATCGTCTGCAGGCCGGTGGCCATCAGCCGCTGCGTCAGCATCCGGCTGTTCCATTGGTCCGTTCCAAGGGCTTGCACCTTGTAGTCCGCCCTCATGTCGTTGATGGCCCGCTCCACCGCGCCGTAGTCCACCGCGTCCCCCTCGGTCGCGTGGATGTAGCCGCCGTTCACCCACAGCCGGAAAGGCACATGGTCGCGCTTCTCCCGCTCCTTCATGTTCTCCTCGGGGATCCAGGCGTCGAAGGCCGCGTACCAGTGCGCCAGCCCGTCCTGGGGCGGGAACAGGCGGACCACCGATGTGATGTCGGTGGTCGAGGACAGGTCCATGCCCAGATAGCAGCGCTTGCCCAGCAGTTCCTCCCGCGGGATCTCCCGCTCGGTCTTGTCCCACAGGGTCAAGGGCAGCCAGCCCACCGTCTTGACCGCGATCCACTGGTTCAGCCGCAGCCACCGGAACAGCCGCTCCGCCGCCTCGGACTGTTTGGCGTCCAGCGCTTCCTGCCGCACCGTGTCGATGTCGATCGTCACGCCCAGGGAAGGGTTGGCCTTGTACCAGTTCTCCTCGTTCCAGATGTCCTCGCCCTCGTAGCCGTAGATGATGGGCAGCCAGGCGGGGTTGTCGTGCTTCGTCGCGTCGCCCTCCCGGGCGGCCAGGATGTCCTTGGCCTTCTCGTGTATCTCCCAGCCGATAGACTTCCGGTCGGGGTCATCCCCGGCAGTCGTCAGCACGATCCACACCGGCTGGAGCCGTGCGGCCCCCGCCCCGAAGGTCATCACGTCCCACAGTTCCCGGTTCGGCTGTGCGTGCAATTCGTCGAAGATCACGCAACTTGGCTTGTACCCGTGCTTGCTGTACGCCTCGCTGGACAGCACCCGGTAGACTGTCCCGGATACCTGGTCCTTAATGATCCGCTGCGATTCGATCACCCGCGACCGCTTCAGCAGGGCCGGGCTTGCGTTCAGCATGGAGAGCGAAGCGTTGAACACGATCGCCGCGTTGTCCCGGTCGGCGGCGCACACATACACCTCGCCGTTCCGCTCCCCGTCAGCGAAGGTGTGATACAAGCCAAGACCAGATGCCAACGCTGATTTGCCCTGTTTTTTGGGCGTCTCCAAATACAGATACCGATACCGCCTCAGCCCGTTCTCCTTGGTCTCCCCGTAAAAGCTCGTGATGGCGTCACGCTGCCAGTCCATCAGCTTCAGGTTCTGCCCGGCAAACCGCCCGTCCGCAAGGGTCAGCAGCTCCAGGAAGTCGCACACGAACTCGCCCCGCTCGCGGTTATGCACAGGCTCACCTCCTCCGCCGTTCTCCAGCCAATCACGCCCGCATTTTCAACATGGCGACCATCGGGTCGTCCGCGTCCTCCGTGTTCTTCTCGCTCCGCGGTGGGACCACCCGCATGGTGGCGTTGACGCTCATGGCGTACCGGTCCTCAATGTCCCGGCAGGATTTCCGCTTCGCGTTGATCTGCTTATCGATCTCGATGATCTGGCGCATGATGCTCTGGATCTCCCGGAGATCCTCCCGGCTGTCCGCCAGCTCGCCCAGCTTTCCCCGGTGCTTCGTCAGCTGCAGAAGCTCCGACCGGATCAGGCAGTAGTCGTTCAGCGCCGCCTCGAACAGGGCGTCGTCTTTGCCGATGGCCCGGTACTTGCGCACCGTTCGCAGCCAGATGGCGTGGGCCGCCGGATCGCTTTTCACCAACGGCGACTCCTTCATCCGCAGGCCCGTGAAGCTCCCGGCCTGACTCCGCTCCCGCTCGTTGATCTTCGTCGGCCCGTACTTGTTGGCGGCGCTTTCAAACCGCAGCACCTCCGCCGACTTCGCCTGCCTTGCCAATCCGTCACCTCCCCTTCACGCAGTCCGGCCCCGCAGGTCATGCAGGGCCGGGTCGTCTTTACTCTTTGGGCCTGTAGCCCGTATTCTATGGCCGATGGTCAGCCTTTGGTCAGCCTAAAAGCCGGTTTGCTTGGTAAGTCGGCTATTTTTCCTGCTGAGGTCCGCTGCGCGCCCAGGGTTAAAAGCCCCCAGGGATTAGCCCCCCTTACCCCCTAAGCCTACAGCCTTTCACGCTTGTAAGTTACATCAGGCACATACCTACCAGCACTCATGTCCTCCGTAAGCGTCTTACGGCTATGACAAGACTTACACAGGCTCTGTAGATTCTCTGTGTCAAAGAATAACCCTTGTGAGGAATGATATGGTCAACGTCAGTAGCCTGTGTGTATCGTCCATCTTGCTGGCAGTGTACGCAGAGCGGATTAAGCGCCAAGTGCCTCTTGCGCATATTCAGCCAGGCAGCAGTATGCCTCATACGCTCACCCTGCTTATACGCTTTATCTTTCATCCGTCCACAGCTTGACCAAGACCTTCTGGGTACGGAGCGTTCAGGCAGTTTCGGCATTGTTATTCTCCTTCACACAAAAAGCCAGGAAGGTGCTGGTGCATCTCCTGGCTTCGTAGGGATATAAAAAAGAGCTGGTCCTTGGCACAGCTCTACTGGTTACAGTATACCACCTTTGTAAAGTGACAAATAGTGACAAACAGTGACAAACAGTGACAGCTAACCTCGGGGTTGCAGTTAATCTTTTGTTAATTATAGCAATTTCCTCTCTTTCCGCACCGCGTGGACTGCGCAAAGCGCTCTGCCGTGCATCCGATACACCGTGCGCAAATCCACCTTTAGCGCGTCTGCGATATGCTGCCAAGATTTGTCGGCTTCGTACCGGAGGGTTAGAAGCTCCCGGTATTCCGTGTCAATCACCGCATCAATCACGCCCCTGATTTCTTCGTGCAACCGGAGAGCGTCTGCGACTTCAACGGACAGCCTGTCCATCGTGTCAACAATCTTCGCCACGTTCTCCTCAATGCGTGAAACGGTGGCAGAGCGTCCGTCTGTCCGGTCGGCGGAATAGGTGGCGGTACAGCGCTCCGCTAAGTCGCGGTAGCGCTGTATCCGCTCTGACGCTATCTTGATGCGCCGGTCTGCCGCCTGCAGCTGGAGCAGATACTCCTTGTCTGACAGGGGGGTATCCGTCCGCCCGGAGGGGCGACCCCGGGGGGGTATTTTTTTGGCGGCGTTATTCCGGCTTTGCTCCTGCTCCATCGTCCTTTGCCTCCAATGCTTCCTGCTTCTCCATCATCTCCATCAGCTCATCCGCCTGGTCGTGCAGGCCCGATTCCACGAGGAACTCATAGGCCGTGTGCTTCGGGAACTCCATCAGTCTGCCTCCTTCCTTGGCAGTTGTCGAATAATCTCCCATTCTCGCTCGCTCAACTCCCAAACGTGCCGCTGCCTTCTCTGCCGC